CCATGAAAGAATATGATCAATGGAGAAAAGACAATCCCGATTGGGATAAGGATTGGCAAGCAGGATGTGCCAGTGCGGGTGAGGTAGGTGAGTGGCGAGACAAAATGGCAACCACACATCCTGGTTGGGCAGACATTATGAAACATAAAGTCCTACCCAAAGCAGATTTTGTAAACAACAAAACTATTACTGAAAAATACAGATACTAATATGGCAGTAAAAAAGAAAACAAAAGCACCAGGTCAAGGCATGACTGCGAAACAAATGAAACGCAGGAAACCTATTAGTCAAGACTACATGCTTCCTATCGAACCACTCACTGAAAATCAAAAGGTGATGTGGGAGCAATGGGATGAAGGTAAAATGATCTATGCCTATGGTGTAGCAGGAACTGGTAAGACTTTTGTTGCTCTGTACAAGGCACTTAAAGAAGTGCTAGATGATTACTCACCATATGAAAAAATCTATATCGTTAGATCTCTTGTTGCAACTAGAGAGATAGGGTTTTTGCCTGGCGATCATGAGGACAAGTCATCCTTGTATCAGATACCATACAAGAAGATGGTTCAGTCTATGTTTGAGATGCCTGATGACAATTCATATGAAATGTTATATGATAATCTCAAGGCACAGGAAACTATATCATTCTGGTCTACCAGTTTCATCCGTGGAACTACATTAGACAATGCTATCGTTATTATTGATGAGGCACAGAACTTAAACTTCCATGAGTTGGACAGTATCATCACTCGTATTGGACAGGACAGTAAGATTATATTCTGTGGTGACCAAGCACAAACTGACCTTATCAGAACAAACGAACGCACAGGCATCCTAGATTTTCAACGCATCATACAGAACATGGAAGAATTTTCCTTGATTGAATTTGGTATTGATGATATAGTAAGGTCTGGTATTGTTAAGTCATATCTTATCAGTAAGATTAACTTAGGATTATGAAGACATTTAATCACATTGGACTTGATCCTATCGAATTACGTGCTACAATGGTAGAAGGCAAACGTCTTTATGCTACACCAGAAGGAGATAGGTTTCCATCTGTCACCACTGTGATTAGTAACAACGCTAAGAAGAAACAGTCTATTGCTCGTTGGAGAGAAAGAGTTGGTAAAGAGAAGGCAGATAATATATCAGCAAGATCTACCAGTAGAGGTACAAAGTTTCATTCTATCGTAGAAGATTATCTTAATAATAGGTTGGACTTAAAAAGGTATGGTAAGTATCCACTTCCAGTCCTAATGTTTCAGCATAGTATCCAAGATCTAGATAGGATAAATAATATATACCTCCAAGAAGCAGCTCTGTATAGTAGACATCTTGAGTTAGCAGGGCGTGTCGATTGTATCGCTGAGTTTGATGGTGTGCTGTCAATCATTGATTTTAAAACAGCAGCAGAACCAAAACGAGAACAATACTTGTACGATTATTTTGTGCAAGAAGTAGCGTATGCATGTATGCTACAAGAACAATACGGTCTTACTGTAAAGCAGATCGTTACTATCGTTTCTTGTGAGAATGGAGAGACTCAAGTAAAGGTGCTCCCACCTAGGAAAGAATTTTTCATCAAGTTGATGGGTTACATCGACGAATACCAAGAACGATATGGACAAAAAACAATTATTAGAGGATAAATTTATGACCGCTGCGAGATTCTCGCAGGAAGTGGAGAAGATTGCATACGACAATCCAGAAATGAACTATATTGATTCGGTTATCCACTACTGTGAAATGAATGAGATTGAGTTGGATAGTGTAAATAAATTGATAAGCAAACCTTTGAAGGAGAAACTCCGTCACGAGGCACAGCAATTAAATTTTATGAAGAAGACATCTAGAGCAAAGTTAATGTTAGTATGAGTTTTTTTAAATCCGATATCGTTCGAGGAGACATTCAAGAGATGATGGAACTACAACAGTTCTGTTTTCGTTCTGCTATGAATTTTATTCTATTAGATAAAGATAGAAAGTTAGAATATTTTGAAGCACTTACCACACTCATTGAGAAGCAAAAAATATTCTATGCTCGTGCAAAACTTAGCGATGATCCCGAAGCAAAGTCAGTTATAGATACCATGAAACAAGGTATCATAATGCTAGGTGCAAAACCTGGCGAGAGTATTGAAAGTATGTTTGATGATTTGTTGACAAAAATACAGTCAATGCAAAGACAAACAGAGGCACAGGGTTGACGCCCTTACCTGTGCCTGTTATAATGTTCAAGTGATAGGGCATCACAAACCAAATCTAAAATAATCCGAGGTAATCTATGTCATTCGCAGACTTAAAGCGTAAATCCCAGAACAACTTCTCTTTCTTACAGAAAGAATTAGAGAAGTCCTCTAGCGGTAAACAAGTTGATGAAAGGTTCTGGAAGCCTGAGGTTGACGCTTCTGGAAATGGTTACGCAGTAATCAGATTCCTACCCGCCCCTGATGGTGAGTCACTACCATGGGCAAAGGTATATTCACATGCATTCCAAGGCATTGGTGGTTGGTACATCGAGAACTCTCTTACTACATTAGGTGAGAAAGATCCTGTCGGTGAAGTCAATCGTCGTCTATGGAATAGTGGTGATGATGCAGACAAAGATACTGCTCGTAAGCAAAAGAGAAAACTCTCTTACTACAGCAACATCTTAGTCGTAAAAGATCCAAAGCACCCTGAGAACGAGGGTAAAGTATTCTTGTATAAGTATGGAAAGAAAATCCATGACAAGATACTTGCAGCAATGCAACCTGAGTTCCAAGATGAGACACCAGTAAATGTGTTTGATCTATGGGAAGGTGCTAACTTCAAGTTGAAGATTAAAAAGGTAGCAGGATACTGGAACTATGACAGCAGTGAGTTTGATTCTGTTAGTGCTCTTAGTTCAGATGATGATGAACTTGAAGCAACATGGAAATCAGAACATTCGTTAGAAGCATTTACTTCTAAGGATCAGTTCAAGTCATATGAAGATCTAGAACGTCGTCTCAATCTTGTGTTAGGTATTGGTCAGAGACCAGTAACACCTACACCTACAGTAGATGATGAAGAGTATGAAGTGGTTGCACCACCAACTCCAGTCGCAACTACACCAGTAAAAGAAGAAGCAATCGTTGAAGATGACGATGCACTCTCATACTTTGCTAAACTTGCTGAGGAGTAAATCCAAAATCGCAAAGTGAATTCTATAATACCCAGAAAAATTTTCTGGGTATTTTTTTGTCTAAAAAGTCTTCAACCATTTTGGTATGTACACTAGAGATAGAACTCCACCCCACCATATAGACAGAGCAAATACATATACATTTCTATGAGGTCCTAATGCTATGCCAATGATGACAAGAGATAACCACACCCAATCTAATGTTGAGTGAAATTTTCTGAATCCACTACCGAATCTGTTTATCAATTCTTCTCTACGTTTTGCAAACCATGGTGATACGTGTCTCATGATCACGAATCCCTCATTGAGAACCATGACTACAAATCCTATCCAAAATATCATAATTATCCTGTTTGTTTTAATCTTTGATTAATATAGTTACTAGATTTTTTATACTGTGAATTTTTCTTGAAATCATTTACAAATTGCTTGAAGTATAATGGTTTGAGTAAATATATTCTTCTCTTAGTTTCATTTTGTTCTGTAAAATCTTGTGCAACAGAAACAGGACCACATATTTCACTACCATTTACTATAGATATATTTCCGAAACCATCATTTATCTTGTGTTGTTTATCAAAGAACGCTTTATCTACACGTAAACCAGCAGGGTATTGTCCTTTCTGTACGGTTCTATAATATTTTATCTCTGTATATGGATTATCATATTCGTTTTCTAAAATTTTATTAATCTCATAATTACTCATCGGCCAATCAAAGTGTGCGTTAACTAAGTTATTTGTCATTAAAATTACCCAGTCAAAGAAAGGGTTACCATACAATTTGTTTGCTACCATGTCTGGTCTTTCACCATCTATTATTTTATACCTGTTAAAAAACACAGCGGTAGAAAATATTTCATCATTTAATTTATATCTACGAAAAAAATTCTTGGCAATAATTTTATCCGATTCAGAGAAGGGATACTTTATTGGTTTCTCATCGTAGATGATGTTTGGTACGAGATTAAAATACATGGTTTATAAATCGTTTATTCTACTTTGTTTTCTTCTACTTTGTCTTCAGCAACATTATCTGCCATGAGATCCTGTGCTCTCTGTTCCCATTTTAAGAGAATATCGCCATCTTCCATGTCTATATCTTCTGCAAATACAAGTTTTGTTTCCATGAAACTAACCCTTAATTCTACAGCAACAGGAGAACCATCAGTATAAGTAGCATAATTTCCATCAGGAGTATAGTTTACAGCAACATCTGTAATAGCACACATTTTATATTGTGGTAAAAATTTATTTACTTCACCACCTCTCATAAAAGCTACTTTACATATTTTAGGAATTTTTACGAACGCTGCTTGAACTGATCTGTTTACACTATTTTCAGTATTTTTGTTTTGATTGAGAACTTCTGTTCCTTCTATGCTATAAGTAGGTAACATTGCTCTTTTAAATATTTGACAAATTCTTCTGATGTCTTTTGTTTCAACTTCATTATAAGGAATTAATTTAAAAGTTAAATTAAAAGTTCTTAATTTCATTTTCTGAAACATAAGTTCAGTGTTAGGGTTTCTAATAACCCCAGCAATACCACCAAAAACATCACCAGTACTTATTGAATCACCAGTGATTCCTTTTGCTAAGTTTGTAATCAATGATGCTGCTGCCTCTGATGGTGCTTTTTGCAATGCATTTGCACCAATTCCACCAAATCTTTTTATCTTTTCTACATTTCCCTCTGCTGCAGCACTTTGTAGTATTCCCGTTGCAACAGTACCAAAAGATTTTCCTTCCCATTCAGCACCAAATGTTGTTGATATATCAGGTGGCATGTACAACATTATTTGAGGATATGCCATTTTCTCCTCATTATATAATGATGCATCGGTAACACTTTGATTATACTGTCGCAAAGTTTCGTTTGTTACGGTAAAATATCCTCCTTTATTAAGTTGAGAAAAAGATTTTGGTAACTCATACTTTGTCATCCTCTTGTCTAGTTTAAACGGAGGTTGATATTCATAGAAATCAAACAACACATAATCTGTATGTTCTCCTTCAGCAATATCTTTTGGATATCTTATTGCTCTTTTAGAATCAGAGGGTAATCTGACTGATTTATATCTTATTTTTACCTTTCGTTTATCTTCACCTTTTAAGTGGAAATCTTTATCTCTGTAGAGGTCTACTGCCTCCTCGTTCGATATCGGCTCCCATTTTTTTCCATTCCATTTACCAAAATATCCACCAGGATTTTGTTTGAAAAATCTAACTTGATTTACATACGTGCCATCATCCCCATAGTCAGGAATGAAACTACCCATACTGACACTATCAATTTCTATGTTATCAATAGTGCCTAAGTATTGGTTAAAAACACGTGGTTGAACGGTCATTAGATTGCCATCTCTCTAGATTGTTTAGTTCCGTAACCCTTCACTAATCTTTCTCCTCTAATTTTATCATAGAAAGACTCTTTAGTGTCTTGCCAAACATCGTCTTTTGATACGGGGAATGAGGATTTTCCTGCATTCTTTACAAAATCTTCAGTTGGCAGAAGGACTGCGGTATCCCATTCATTAATAGAAAGGTCAATAAACAGACCTTCTACATGGGACTGAAGGTATTTATGAAGGCAAGCCTTAGGTATGTCAATTCTGCCCTCCATTAATTTTTTTGTAGCTAGAATTCTTTTCTTTATTGGCATGTAATGTAGGTTAAGACCCCAAAACTCACTTTTAGATGCCTTTAGAACATAAACCAAAGGAAATCTATCATAGTATTTTAACCACTTCATCTTTGCTTTGTATTCAAACATATAAAGATGACCTTGTACAGTAAAACGACGTAGTTCATTCTCATCTTGGTCTTTAGCAGCACCTACTCTATCACTCTTCTCATTTAATATATACTTATCAAAATTTTTCTTATAATTACTTGCTTCTGATTTTACTGCAGAACGATACCATGATAGTGGTTTCTTTTCTCCTCCTGTCTTCTCTGTTATTCTCTCGAACAACGTTTTATATCCAGTCGTGGAGGTAATTGTGTTACGCTGGATCTTTGCAAATCCTGTTGCCATTGTTTCATACTCCTAAATGATCCTCGGTTAGTAT